AGGCACACCGAAACAACTGCTCATTATCTTTGATGTTTAACAATTAATTCCGTGAGCAATGGAAACAAGAAGTAATGTGCAGCACCGTGCCTTGAAAGTTGGTCGTGCTGGCGAGGGCAGAAGTCCTCCAATATCAAACGAATGTTAATGTTTTAAACAAAACACTAAAGCATTTGCAAGTTAGAGAAAATAGCATTAACTTTGCAGCCGAAAGTTATAATGGTTGTGAAGCGAAGAGCACGACTGGAAAGAAATTGAGAATTGTAAAAATAACACATAAATTTCATTTACTCCAAGCGTGGAGTATCGTCATTCCGTCCTTCTCTTCGCTTTAATGGATGGTTGACACAAGCCCTGTCCGCACTTACCACATTAGCGGATGGGGCTTTTCGTTTCCACCACAGCCAAATGTAATTATTAACAATTTAAATTTGGAGTTACTATGACAGAAAATGTAAACCGAATGATGGTGAATCCGCCAGTGTTCCCGTCGGGTAGTGTGAAATCTGGTATGACAGGTGATGAAGAAGAAAGAATCACCTCGTTGGAAATTGCTGAAATGGCAAACAAACGCCATTCCGATGTTATGCGCTCTATCCGAAATATGGAGAAAGCATGGCTTCAAGTTAACGGACGCAATTTTGCGCTCGTTGATTATCAAGACCAAAAAGGAGAACATAGACCATGTTATTCTCTTACAAAGAAAGAAAGCCTTTATATTGCTACCAAGTTTGATGATGTAATGCGTGCAAAGCTCATCAATCGTTGGGAGGAGTTGGAAATTAAGCATCGTGAGCAGGTGCAAGCCGAGCAAATGAAGCCTCAGCAAAGTTTCTTGCAAGACAAGTTGACGGTTGCCAATTGGGTAATGGACTCGTTGCGATATAGTGATGCCGCACGCTTGCAGTTGGTGAGTCAGATAGCAGAGCCTTATGGTGTTCCGGTTCCCGATTACGTCCACGCTCCGAATGGTGCTTCGCACGCAGTCAGTGAATTATTGAAAGAACGTGGTGTTGAGTTATCAGCCATCAAGTTCAATAAGCTGGCATTGGCTGCTGGCTTATTGGAAGAGAAGACCCGAAAGGGTACGCACGGCAAGGTTCACAAGTACTATTCCGTCACAGAGAAAGGATTGGAGTATGCTTTGAATGACATCTACAAGGATGTGCCTGGACAAACCATTCCAAAGTGGTATGACAACAAGTTTGGGGAGGTGTTGGAAATCATCGGTTACAAGCCATCTAGTCAAGGAGATATGTTTGCAAGTGGTGAGACACACTAGAACAACTGTAGTAATATTGATATATAATCGAGAAGGAGGGGAATGCGTGATGCACTCTCCTCTTTTTTTATGGTGAATGTTTTTGTTTTTCACAATATAGATAAGTGTTGTTAAACTGAATGCTAATTTTTGGTAGAGTGGAATATAATAGTTATCTTTGTGGTCGAATTTCAAAACTTATAAGGATATGAAGATATTAGAACCGAGATATGAAATCCTATCCCAAGGCAAGGGCATGGATGGAGTTTACAAGCAGATAGAGTTATGCGGTCGCACTTGCTATGCGTCAAGTATGAAGATAGACAAAGACAGCGCAAAGCCTTTCGTTGAGCGCATGGTGGACTCAAAGCACCATGCTATGTTGGAGCATGGAACAATCTATCTCCATGTTGCTTACGATAATGACTTCTTTGTTCCGGAATCTCTACTGGTCAAACACTATCGTGAAAACAAGTATTCTAAGGTGATGCAGATTGGCAGCGACTACTATATCACGACCAACTACAGAGTGATAGTAGAGAATGAATGGTTTGATGATTTGGACTATATCTGCGAGCCTACGGAATGGCATGAGAAGCGAATAACCGTCCGCTTTACAACTCAGATTGCGGTAAGTAGAGAGGCTAACAGACATCGTGTAGATTCCGTAGCGGAACAAAGCACTAGATATTGCAACTATAGCAAGGATAAGTTCGGAGGCGAGATTGCTATCAACAAGCCAAAGTGGGTTAGCGAAGATGATGCGGTTAATCCATCGTCTTTTGATGGTGGAACATTTGTTGACCTATCAAAGAACATCGGTAGTTATGAGCATTGGAGTCCGGTAGAAAAATGGTGGTTTGCCAATAGAGTATGTGAAATGATGTATTTGTCTTTGGTCAAGGATGATGGTCTTAAGCCACAGGATGCGAGAACTATTCTTCCTCTTGATACCAATACGGAGCTGATTCATACCGCATTCGTGAGTGATTGGCTTCATTTCTTCGATTTGCGATCAAAAGGAACTACCGGAAAGCCTCATCCAGATATTGAGGTCTTGGCAACCCCATTGATGAATGAGTTCAAGGAACGAGGTTTGATTTAATCGCTTATGAAGAAGAAAGCCAAGCAAATAGCCAATGTGATGAGCAATGACTCTTTGGAGGTTGTTGCTCAGATAATTGTTGATGAGGCTAAAGGTGTGCGCTATGAAGTGTATGCTGATGGCTCTAGTAAGAACAACAAGTGTGGTTGCGGTTGGCTTGTGCTTCATAAGGGAGCGATTATCAATAGTGGGAAATATACATTTATCACAGCTAAAGTGAACGATTCGGTGAGAGCCGAAATAAGGGCGGTCATTCAAGCATTGGGTGATTGCCCTCCTTTGTGTTCTGTTGATGTATATGTGGATTGCCAAGTGGCTATAGAGAGAATACAGGCTTGCAAGTTAGGAGACTTACAGCCTATATATAATAAGGTAGCGAAAGGCAAGGTGATAAGATACCATTGGGTTAAGGCTCATAGAGGTAATATGTATAACGAAATGGTGGATTCTTTGGCTTTTTCTGCTACAGAAAGTTAATTTCGTGCCTACATATATAATAAGCGTTAAAATATAAAAGAAACACATTAAATAACTTGCATATTTCAAATATTCTTTGTATCTTTGCAATGTAATTAAGAAATAAAGGTTACTAATTAAAAAGGTGAGACACACCACAAAAACTGTGATTCGTTATGAATACTAGATTGAGTAAGAAAGAGACAATGGTTTATGGCAACATCGGAGTGATGGCTGATGTAATCGGAGGTAACAAGTACTTTACTTTTGAAGATTTGTATGATTTCGATTTGGATAATACCAAGGATGAGTTGAAAGAAATATTAAACTCTTTGACTGAGAAAGGTTACTTAAAGAGTTTTAATGATTTCGATAAAACTTATCGAGTTTTGAAGTAAGAACAACAAAGGGGATATAAAATCCCCTTACAATATAAATTTAGAACGTGAGACACACGTAAAACTGTATTGAAACAATGAAAAAGGTATTCACAATTGAGAATGCGTTAGCGTTTTTATTTGCTCTTGAAATAGTATCATTAATTTATTTTCTTGGATAGAGCTTATGCAGATTAAGTTTGGTAAGATAAAGTTTACTGCGGCTAAGTCCGAAAAAGGATGCCGCTTTGATGCTTGCTACAAAGGTAAGCATGTGGCTTTTGAGAGTGAAGATATGTCTTTGTATGATGATGTCTTTTCTGATAATAACAGAAGAGCAAAGGCTGCAAAGAGGGTGATTTACGAGAATATAAAGCATAAGTATTATGAGACCCATAGAGATTAGCGAATTCAACGCTGCCGATGAATTTGTCGTTGAGGCAATGATGCAAGACGGCAAATTCAAGGTAATTGGCAAGGTTATTACGGACAATAATCTTCTGAATGATGATGATTTGGAAACCATCTGGGATTATGCCAACTGGGAGACGAACGGCTATGAAAAGATGGTAGTCTCTAATGGAGTGTATAAAGGCTTAAATGCATTTAGTGATGGTCGAATGTTCTATGTAATTACGGATGATGAGGTCGGAGTGGTAAACGACAATATCATGGTACGTAAGCATTATGATGTCAACAATGGCTATTATATAAAGTCATCAAGGTTACACAAGGAGCAATCCAAGGATTTGTGGTGCTTTGGTAGTTGCGAGACCATAACTAGCGAATATAAGTCAAACATTTTACATGAAGTACTTTATGGCAAAGATGAACCATATAAAGCCTACATTCCTTGAAGGCGGTGAAGTCTGGCATAATATTGATAAGTTCCCGATGCTAGACCATACTATTTTAGTTGAGTTGCAGGTAAAAGGCTCTGACGGATTGATTTACCGGACGCAAGATGTATGCGTTGAGCGTGCAGATAGATTCGTATCTACGATGTCTTTTGTCCCTAAGCGTTGGGCGTATGCGATAGACTTAGCTCAATGTAAGAAAGTGGAAGGATAAAATAAAATACAAATTAAGAATAAGCATATGGAAGAATCGAGAGGTGTTTACACATTACCAGTCTTGTATAATGAGCAAAGTGGTACAAACGAAGGTGTATGTGTAAGAAAAGAACTTGGAGTAGTTGTTGCAATCGACAATGAAGATGAGTTTAAGGGTGTTTTTTCAAAGGACGGTGAGGTTGATGTATTCAAGCAGTTACTATCACAAGAAGTGTATCGTTACTATACAGAGCACAACGCATTCCCTACTGGGCCTTTGGTTTCTTACAAGGTGGATGGCGACATCATCTTTGATTACGTTGAAGTAACTATTGGAAAGATGTATGGTGGTTATGTATATATTGTGCATTACAACTTTGCAAGCACGGCATCATAAGAAACAAGTTTGATTATGACATTAATAATAGATAGAATTAAGATTTCGGCTCAGATTAAAGTGTTGGAGGATATTGCTGTTGACTATAAGGGTAAGACAATAGATAACATCATCCAACAGCTAGAAGCAAGATTGAGTGTGCTGAAATAAGTTCAAATTCCAGTAGTTGGAAGATTATGAGTGGTGGACGTTTTGATTATGCTCAGTATAGGATTGCTGACATATATACAAAGATAGAAGATTATATTGATGGTCATCCATTGGATGAGGAAGATGAAAGATGTTTTCTCGAAGACCGATGGTTAGAGGAGGATGAAGACAAGTATGTTAGAAAGCATCATCATACGATGCCTAACAAATACGGCTTGTCTAAAGAGACTATCAAGGAATTTAAGAAGGGCGTTGAACTTCTGAAGAAAGCTCAGGTTTATGCCCAAAGAATTGATTACCTTCTTTCCGGTGATGATGGAGAAGATAATTTCCATCTACGTTTGAAAGAGGATTTGGCAAATTTAAAAAGTAAAAAAGGATAGATTATGAGTTGGAATTATCGCTTAGATACACCTATGATGCAATTAGCTGAAGAGGTGAACAAGAAATATGATACCGATGCAGGTAAGATGCTTCTTTGCACTTATCTCTTCATGGTATCAAGTGAAGAGGTCAAGGACAAACAAGCTTTCTTTGATTGGGTAGAAGAGCTGAGTAAGTCCTGTAAGTGTGATGCGGTAAGGGAGTACGTGGAAATCAAGGACAAAGCCGATTGGCTGCATGGTGGATTCAATAAGCCGATTTACCGACACTACAAGGGTAATTTCTATGAGTACCTTGGTGAGGTTACTGATAGCGAGACTTCTGAAGCTAAGGTTGCGTATCAAGCAGTGTGCGGACAACATGAAGTTTGGGTGCGACCAAAGGATATGTTCTTTGGTAATGTTGAGGTAGATGGTAAGCCGGTTCCTCGGTTTGAGAAGGTTGATTTAAAAGACTTAGAGAAACAAGCCGAGAGCAATGGACAGAAAAAAGATTAAGAGTTTGCTAGGTCAAGCAATCTTGCGAGTGAATGAAGTCGTACCGAATTTCGATGATTTGGATAAGATACTTCCTTTGCTTAGACAGGCGATTGATGAATTAGATAAGTCAGAATCGGGTTCAGTTTAGAAAGGGTGAAAAATGGCAAATAGGCATACGGTAAAACCAAAGGTAGTTCCTTTTGAGATAGCCAAGCTTCTGAAGGAGGTTGGCTACGATGAGAAGATAGCCGAATTTTGGGCTTACGCCAGCCCTTGGACAGCAAAGGGTGGTATTCGTAAGGGTGGAAAATATAGTGAGCATTACGGCAGTTATATTGCTTACTCCAATTCCGAGTGGGAGAAATCCAATATTGAGTTTTCTGCTGCATTAAAGTTGAGTAGTAAGCATCCGGCAATATCCGCTCCAAGCTATGATATGGTGCTTGATTGGCTTTTAGAGCATTTCGGTTATTATATTTGTGTCGCAAATGTCTCGAAAGGAAAGTTCTGTTGGCAAACTACATCATGGCGTGTAGAGGAAGGCTTGTGTCATACGGATGGCAAGGAGTATTTAGGCAGATACGAGGCGATGGATGCCGCTTTCAAGAGTGTCTTAAAGGCTCGCATTGAGAATAAAGATAACGAGGAAATCAAAAGACTTTTGGAGGAAATACAAGATGGAAAGACTTTATGATACTTTTGTACACGCAATAATGATGGAGTTAGAAACTCGTTTATGTATTGAACTCGAATGTGTTTATAAGAATATAACAAACAAGATTGTTGAGAAGAAAGGTAAACTCACCAACGAAGACGTAATTGAGTTTCAGAAAAAACTACAAGAAGTGTACGACACGAATGCTGCTATTCGTGAAAAGGTTACTGGTATTAAAGATTTCAAGAATTGCATCTTAACTAAAGAAGCATGTGAAGAGCTAATAAAGCGACTTAGCATGATTAATATAAAAGAAAATGAACAAGCAAAGAATGATAGAGTGGATAGCCACTTGTGATACAGGTGGCTCTTCAATGACTATGTGGAGTGCATTGATGGGGGTAAAACGAAAGAAAGATTTGAATATTCCCAAAGACAATAGTGACTTCCGTAGATGCTATGACATGGTAGAATACGGACACGTAACCTTGGATGAACTACAAGCTGTGAAGGAGCAGTATCCTTGGTTTGCTCCTGTTGTTGACAATTGGAAGGAATTGTCTCTTCTGTTTGAAGAAGAGCTGGACAAACGCTTGTATATGCGTATTCGTCAGCTTTGCGAAGAGTCAGATGCTATCCGGTATGAGAAAAAGGGAGAACTTTATTATGAGAGGAAATTTTGGTATAATATAACATAATAATCAAATTAAGAATGAAGAAAATTATCTTAATGTTTTGTATTGCGATACTCGGCATGAGTGCGCTTACAAGTTGTCATTCGGTTTCTCCCGATGCAGACGAAGAAGCCGTAATCGTAAAGAAGCCTTGGTTTATTGGGCATGGAGGTGTTGAACAGCAAGCAGTGCAGACTGGTCTCACTTGGTGTTGGTGGTCAACGAGTGGTTATTACTTCAAGATTGTTCCAGTCCGTCATGAGATTACCTTAGATGATTTGTTTAGTGACGATAACACGCCACTTGACTTCCATACTGTAATCATTACTCAGATTGAGCAAGGCAAGTCCCCAATTCTTTTGCAGAATTATGGAGAGAAATGGTTTGATACTAATCTCAACAATTATTTCTGCAATCTGGTTCGAGACCATATTTCTCAGCATTCCCCATTTGACTTGATGTCGAATCGGCAAGTGCTTAATCAGATTGACACCAAGATACGCAAGCAGATGCAGGACTATGTGAACGCTCTATCAAAGAAAAAGCAGATGCCTATCATCATAAAGGAGGTTATCATCGGTAAAGCTACACCAAACAAGGAACAGCTTGATGAAATGAACCGCACGGCAAAGGTTGTGCAAGCCAAGCAGACACAAGAACGTGAATATGAAGTGCAGATAGCAAGAGAAAAGGCTGAGCGACAAAAGGCAAAGGCAGATAAGGCATATATGGAAGAAATGAACCTTTCCGCTGGTCAGTTTATCAACCTTAAGTGGATTGAGACAGTAGCAAATAAGCAAGGAGCAAATATTGATGTTATGGTTGGCCCTGCGGAAAGCATGTGGAATATAAGACGCAATTAATTAATTTTTAAATCAAGTAAACAGAAATGAATAAAGACAGATTAAAGGTCAGTTTTGAGATTGACCGTTACAAGGTGATTGGTATGCTCTCACGAAATTGTGAGAGTGCTGAAGAATACAACGAGATTGTGGGTATTCTTGAAGGCAAGAATGAGTTTGTGCGTGATGCGAATGGTAACGAGGAACTTGCAAGCCGCATTTGCAATTATGCTTTGGATTCTATCTTGGTAGAGAATCCAGACTTGGCTCTTCGTAAGCGTTTGGATAAGGAACAGAAAGGCGAGGATGTTCCTGATGGAAATTCCAATGTCATCGAAATCAAAGGTGATGACGCAAAGAAACTTGTAGAAACCCTCTGTGGTATTCTTCGTAAGGATGAATGATGTAAAAAACATCAAAAGAGTTTAAATAAACACTAAATTATTTGCAAGGGTAAAATTAAATGCTTATCTTTGCATCGTGTTTGAAACAGATGGCCTTATGAGAGGTCGCTTCTACCATAAGTCAAGACTTAGGAGTTTACGGCATGGTTTCCAGGTTACCCAGCCCAGCTAGACTGTAACAAGGCAACTCTAATTAGGGTGAGAATCCCTAGGCGCTGCATTAGACAAGTGGTTAAGTCGCCAGTTTTTCACGCTGGTATTCAAAGGTTCGAATCCTTTATGCAGTACAAATTTGCCCTATGGTGTAATGGCAACACTACAGGTTTTGGTTCTGTCATTAGTGGTTCGAATCCACTTGGGGCAACAAAGTAATGTTAGGAATGTGTTCCATAGATGGTGCGATATTCAAGCGGTTAAAGAAGATTGACTGTAAATCAATTCCCATTGCGGGTTCGGTGAGTTCGAATCTCCCTTGCACCACGAGTAATTTTTGTCATATTACGAGGAATGTAGCTCAGTAGTAGAGCACTTGGTTTGGTAACTAAGTGGGCGTTGGTGCGAATCCAATCATTCCTTTACGCTTTCGTAGCTCAGTGGCAGAGCATAGGATTTTTAATCCTAGGGTCGAAGGTTCGAATCCTTCCGTTGGCACAATGATACACAAGAAGAGAGCCGTGATGTTTGTTCTGTTGGAATCTCGGACATCTGTCAACGGATAACGTATGAAGCAGATGGGACGAATAAAGTTGTGAATAAGTCTATGAACTAGGGAAACAAACGGAATGGCTCTCTTTTGTGCTTCATTTGATGGTTTAACGAAAAATTGAAGAATATGAAAAGTCCGTTAAGAATGGCAGTCGCTTTAGAAAAGAACAACAAGGTATATCCAAAAGATGTACGGAAGTTCTTGATGGGATTGTACGCCACGCTGCATTTGACAGATAACGCAACGGCTAAAGATATGGAAAAGGTGGTATATTATGCTTTTCGGAATGGCTACCTGCTAGGTATTAAGTCTGAAGGAGGTGATGATCAAAAAGCGTATGACAGACTACCGGATTTGGGAGTAGAAGAAGATATTGGTGATGATTTAAAAAGATAGTCGATAAAATTTGGTAATTAGTTAGTAAAGTTTTTTAGGCTTTGGTGTGTGAACATCGAAGCCTTTTTATATATAATAAGGTAAAATAAAAGCTGAAATGTTAACAAGCCTCATATATCAGTTATAAAAGGTTAAGATACAAAAGAAAAACATTAAATAACTTGCATATTTCAAAACTTATTCGTATCTTTGCATCGTCAATCAAGATAAGTTGGTTGATTTGCCGAGTGACAAGTTTCACTCAATAAGGTGAGAGCGACACCAAGGGGTAAGACCCGAAACAACTAGCACAATTGATTATGTCTAAGCAGACTGGTTTTTCATTCGCAAGTTCAAAGAAGTCATTAATCGAGACTATTGACGAAATCAAGAAGTCAAAGATGCCTCGCAACGAAAAGATTGTTGCATTGAAGGCTTGCGGTCTTCGTGAGAAAGAAATCTCCGATATGTTGAAGGTTTGTGTACCAAGCGGTTCAACTTCAACGAGATTCGTTTATACATTCGGTGTTGAGATTGAATGTGTTCATGCCGAGCGCAATGCCTTGATAGAGGCGGGTCGTCAGAATGGTGTTGATATTCATTCTGAGGGCTATAACCACACCGACAACAAGAGTTATTTCAAGATTGTTAGTGATTCTTCAGTTGGTGGTGATGTTGACCCTAACGAGGTTGTAAGTCCGGTATTGAATGGCAATACAAATGGTATGGCAACTTTGAAGAAGGCTATCAAGTCTTTGGATGCCGTAGGTGCAAGAGTAAATTCTACTTGTGGTCTTCACGTTCATATTGGTGCAGCTAAGTTGACAGGCGAGCAGTATGTTAACGTCTTCAAGAATTATCAGAAGCTTGAAAGATTGATTGATAGTTTTATGGCTCCTTCAAGAAGAGGTAATTGTCGTTGGGCAGCCAGCTTGCTTGACAAGGATTTCTCTAATTGCCACGACAATTACGATATAAGACGTAGTGTTTTTTATGGAGACAGATATTACAAGGTAAATGCTGAGAGCTATACACGTCACAAGACTATAGAGTTTCGCCAGCATCAAGGTTCAACTAATTACAAGAAGATTGAAATGTGGGTTAAGTTCTGCGCAAAGCTTGTCGGTTGGTCTCGAAACAATGTCTTCACTAGTGAGGTTATGAACATCGAAGATATACCTTTCTTGAATAAAGAAGAGAAGGCTTTCTTCCAGAGCCGTAAGGATGCATTTGCAGCCAATAACGACTAATTGATGTAGTCCTAGGGTAAAATCCCTAGGACACAAAAAATCAAGTATTACTAAGAAAAAAGAAAGGGTAAAGATATGTGTGTTATTATTGTATGTCCGAAAGGTGTTGTTTTGCCATCCGTAGATGAGCTGAAGGCAGCGTATATGAGAAATCCCGATGGTTGCGGATTCGTGAGTGAGTCTGACCATTATAAGAGCTTGCATTTCTCTACATTTATACGTAGATTGATGAAGCGAGATATAAATGAGAATGTAATCATACATTTTAGATTTGCTACTCATGGTTCTGTCTGTGTCAAGAATTGCCATCCTTTCTACAAGGCTGGTTATTGGTTCACCCATAATGGAGTGCTCCCGATCTGCTCCGAGCATGATAAAACGGATAGTCAGATTTGCTTTGAACGTTTCATTTATCCTACTATCAAGAAATATGGTTGGGGGTCTGATGAACATATGAAAGAAATGAATAAATGGACAGCTCATGGTTCTAAGTTTGCAATGTTGCATAATGGTGAGATTTTGAAGTCCGGTAAATTCATAGAGCGTGATGGACGGTTCTATTCTAATTTGAATCATTTGGGTTATATGAGAAATGTCATAAACTTTTAGATATTTTAATGTTTAGGTTCTTTTTAATTCGACAAGCGTCAGATGTCCGTGAGGATATTTGGCGTTTTTTTGTTATATAAGGTGTTTTATTTTGTGTTGCAATTAAGTATTCATTTTTGTGATAAAATAGCCTTAAATCGCTTATAAACACCCTTATTACTCACTTTTAACCAAAAGTGAGATACCTGCAAACGCTTTAATGCATTAATTACTCTTTTCGTATTATCTTTGCACTAGTTTTAACAAATATATCGAAAGAATGAAAGATAAAATTTTCCAGTTACTAAAACAAGAGTATAAGTCTCTTGGGTTAGGTGATGAAGTTCTTCAGGCACATGCCGAAATGCTTGACAAGATGGGGCTTGTTACTGATGACAACATCGAGACAGTGGTTGCTAGCCAAAAGAGTTTTTTGGAGTCCTTGCAAAAGGATAATGACCGCAGAGTTACCGATGCCAAGAAAAAGTTCGAGGAGGCACAGAAGGCTAAAGAAGATGCTGAACGCAAGGCTGCTGAAGAAGAAGCTAAGAAGAAAGCAGATGAAGAAGCCAAGAAAGCCGCTGAAGAAGCCGAAAAGAAACGTTTGGAGGAATTGGCAAAGAAAAACGAAATGCCGGACTATCTCAAAAAGTACTTTGAAGAGCAGGCAGCAGAGAAGAAAGCTTCTGAGGAAGCAAGATCCAAGGAACGTGAAGAGTTCAAGAAACTCGTTGAGACCTTGACACAGAAAAATACAGACCAAGCCAAGACTTACAACGAACAGATGGAGGAGCAAAGCAAGACCATTAAGGAATTGCAAGAAACTATCCAAAAGCAAGCTGAGGAGGCTAAGGCTAAGGAAGAGGCTGCTGCAAAGGCAAAGGCAAAGGCAGACCACGATGCGAAGATTTTATCGAAGGCTAAGAAGTTGGGCATTCCCGATAGTCGTATTGACGAGGGCTTCAATCTGAGCGATGATGCTACAGATGAAGCTATCGACACATACCTCTCAAAGGTAGCGAACAACTACAAGGCATTGCTACAACCACAATTCGGGGGCAGCTATCGTGCAAGCGAAGGAGAGCCAACAAAGGAGGACGTTGACAATGTAGCCGCATCATTAGTTCAGTCACTTTAAAAATTGAAAAACATGAATCAGGAATTGAAGACTACAAAAAAGCAAATTGTCTTTGGTGAGGATTCCGTCATTATCCAGAAATGGGAAGGCGACATCAAGGGCGGTCGTGCTTTGGATTGGACAGGCGTAAAAGATGAAGTTCTTTACGCAGGTCATGTTATCGTGACAGATGGTAAGGGAACTTACAAGCCATTGCCTATTGAAGCAGGCAATTATAAGGCTTTGGGTACAGCCAGTGACCCATTGGAGCATTACAAGTATGCAGGAGTTCTCTATCGTTCCATTCTGAACGGTGAGCCAGCGGCAATTATGACTGCTGGACAAGTAAACAAGGTAGCAGCTAAGGCTGCGAATGGTGCAGACTATCCGGATGCGTTCATTACAGCTATGCCAAAGATTGCTTTGGTTAGCGATGAGGATGCTAACAAGTTTGATGAGTCTGATGCAACTATGGATAAAGACTAAAAGAAGGAGGATAACAGATGGAAAAATCACTTTATTTTCAGTTGGTCAATAAATACTTCCCACAACTTGTTGCGAGTGTAGTAGAGAAGTTGAACGGCAAGAATCAGACCACATTGACCTATATGTACCGAGACCACTTGACTAACACATATAGTCAGGACGGACGCTGGGCATCAATTACTGCGGAATATACACGAGTTGCTGCTGACGTTGTATCAATGGATGCAGAACTTCCATTGAAGAGCCGTGATAAGGTTTCAACTGCTGAGGGTCAAATCCCAAAGGTTGGTATGAAGCTTTACATGACAGAGAAGCAGCTTAAGGATTTGGATAACATGATTGCGCAACGTTTGCCTCAACCACAGATTTTGCGTAACTTGTTTGCAGACCTTCCTCGTTGTATTCAGGCGGTTTACGAGCGTATTGAAGATATGTTCCTCAGTGAGCTGTCAACAGGCGTAGCTTTGGCAACTCGTTCCGGTGGTACTGGTGTCCGAGTTGATGTAGGTTTTGCCGAGAAAAATAAGTTTGGTCACGGTGCTAAGGCTTGGGACGCAGAGGATGCAACTCCTCTTGATGACATCCAATTGGTTTACGACAAGGCGATGGAAGACCAAAACACCATCACTACTTGTTATCTTGATGATTACACAATCAAGTTGCTTGGCAAGAACAAGCAGGTTCGTGCTCAGTTTGCCTTCAATCAAGGCATTGCAATCAATAGTGATAGCAATATTCCTATTTTGAGCTTTGAGCAGATTGCTTCTATCTTCAAGAACAAGTGGCAGACTAACTTGGTACGTGTAGCCCGTACAATCAAGACCGAGATTAACGGCAAGAAGGGAACACACAACCCTTGGGCTAAGGGTCACATGACCTTTACATGCTATGACAACTTGGGTGATTTGTTCTGGACTAACGTAGCCGAAGCTACAAGACCAGTTGCAGGTGTAACTTATCAGACCGCCGAAGAGTTTATCTTGGCTAGCCGTTATTCCACCAACGACCCACTCCGTGAGTTCACCAGCTCACAGGCAATGGTTGTTCCTATCTTGAATAACGTTGATGCCATCTACTCTTTGGACTCAACACAAACAGTAGGTTAGGCTTATGAGAGGTGAGGTAATTAGTCCGTTCCGTGATAAGTTCCATTTTAACACCATCTATGAAGTTGGTGCAATCTTGGACTTTGACGAAGAGCGTATGAACTCCCTTATCGAACGTAAGCTATGCAAGATGTTGGAAGTGCAGAATGGTAATAGTTCTGCATCTCCAAAAGACGATAAGGAAATTAAAGATACTCCTAAAAAGGAAGTCTTGAATGATGGAAAGGGAAATCCAGTAAAGGAAGAAGGAAAAAAATCAGAAGAGACACCTAAGAAGGAAGTCTTGAAGGAAAAGAAGGAGAGCAAGCCTAAAAAGGAGAAAACCACCAAAAAGGATGCTACCGAGTCAACCGAAGAGACTTCTGAAAAGGAGAATGTAGAAAAGGAACTTGACGAAAAAGCAAAGAGCGAGCAGGAGGCTGCAAAGAAAATCGCTGAGGCTATGAGTCAGGCTCAGAAATAATGATGTCACATGAAGATAAGAGAATACATTTCGCAGAAGTTGCGTGCTTGGAATATTACCGATGCCCAATTGGAAGATATTTCGTCAGGTATAGACCTTGACGAAGAATATACGTCTGATAATTCGCAGGTTGTAGGCAAGGCGATGATTTCCGTAATCGAGGAACTTATGCTTGCTCCATATATGAGCAATGTGAACGAAAATGGATTCTCTGTCTCTTGGGACTACTCTAGGATAGGACAATACTATATGTGGCTTTGCCGAAAATATGGTGTTGCTCCGGATAATGAAGTGGTGGCAGCTTTAGGGCTTTCCACTATCACGGATAAGTCTGATATTTGGTAAATGTCTAGGTTATGTTATATTCCCCTCATATATTAAAGAAGAAGTTCGTGAATAAGGTTGTCAACAAGTACAACGAGGTCATAAGCTCTTCTGAGGAATGGAAAGAAATGGGGCGTTGTCGATGCGATGACAACTCTACCGAGCATTTCACTACCGATAATGGTAGCATATATACACCGAAATATCACATTGTTTGTGACAAGTGCCAGATTTCCGAAGGTGATGAAGTCAAGGTCTATTCCAATGATGGAAGCTACCGAGGAGGTGGAAAGGTCTATAATGCCCCTAAGTGCAATTATCTTGGTTATATGAGTATCTATGTCTGATGTTATAAAGGATGAGATAGACGCTTTCTTTGCGCAGGGAGAAAGGGAAGTTGATGAGTTTCTTGACAGGTTAGGTAAAACAGCCGTTGAGCTTGATAAGACTAACGGAAACTACCGAAACCGCACAGGTAATCTCAGAAGGTCTAACTATAGTAAAGTACATGACCACACCTTAACCATTGGCAACAAAGCGGAATATGCGTCAGATGTTTCCTCTAGGGGATATGATGTTATAGATTCGGGTATTCAGTATATCAAGAAAGAAATCGAGGATATGCGATGATAACAGAAATAGATGCAGGTCATGTAATCTATGATGACTTGGAGCTTATGGGAATGGAACGAAGACTGAAAGGACATCTGAAAAAGGGTGGACTTGATGGGGAAGAACCTATGGTCGGTGAGAAGATTCCCGATGATGGCATGATAGTCATCATCCCTAAGCGTATGAGTGCAGACAAGACATATTTCAATGATTGTACTATAGAGGTAAATATATTGCTCAAAGATATAGAGGGCGAGGCTAATCCTCAGTTGAACGAGCTTTTAAAGAAGGCTATTGAAATTCTGTCCGACAATGAAGTCGGAAAAGCAGAGGATGTATGGTATCGTTATTCTATCCGCTCCCACGGCATAGAGCAAGAGAGTAGGTTGAGTTGCCATTACGCAAACATTACTATTGATTTTGAAACATTAAACGTAAGATAAGATGAAACCATTTATTGGAATCAAGAGAATTTGGTATGGTGCTCCTCTTACCGAGGCAAATACACCTGCTAAGTTGGCTACATGGTTGAAAACCGCTACAGAGGTCTTGAACAGCCATGAGGGAACATGGGGATATTCTCAGGATGACCCTAGTGTTACCGAGTACAAGAACGAGCTGAACGGACAGGTTTACTATCGTGACAAGACCGATGAGGGTGCTAAGACTATTACATTCTCTATTGGTGTCTTTTCATGGAAGAACAAGGTTGACCTTCAAGGTGGTAAGATGTACGATTCAACCGGAGCACCGACTACAACGGAGGCGAGCGCAGTAGGTTGGTCTTCTAGTCAAGATTTGGAAAACATCAACAAGTGTATTGTTGCTCAGACCAAGACAGGAAACTACATCGTTTTCTCGAATGCGGCTATCGTAGCCAAGGGAGACCAGCAGGACAAGAATATCACTTTGGGTATTTCTGCCGTTGCCATGGAAAGTGAGACCGATGGTGTGGCTGGCGAGTACCAATGGGAAGGTTCTGCGGTTGTGGAACGGGAATAAGGTATAAACGACAAATGATAGAGGGGGATGGTATTACTGCCGTTCCCTTTTTTTATATTAAGAACTATGAGTAAGGCAAGTAAATTAGTTGCGGGTGCTATTCTTGGGGAGGATTTCGTAACAATAATAGTGAATGGAAAGACTTATTGTATTTCACCACCTACAATTATAAAATTGGTCAAGGCGGCTAAATACCTTGATAGTTTTGAAGAGGGCAAGACCTTAGCGGAAGTCTTAGGCATGCTTAAGAATTTGGATGATACTTGTAAGGCGTTGTCTGTATTCATACAAGGCGATGAATCCATTAGTGATGAATTATCTAAAGGAACGTTTGAAGAAGTTGTCAATGGCTTACAAATGGCTTATTCCTTAATCTCTATAAAGGATTTTCAGACGCTATCAATTTTGGCGAAGAGTGCGGCAAGGATGATAGCAAAACCACGACCATAGGTAACGATACACTCTTAGGGCAGATTGCATCTTTTATGGATAGTCTGCATTTATCGTACCAAGAGGTCGTGAGAGAAATACCTTATAGGAACTTGCTACTGATGGCAAAAGACAAGCAAAGAGTAGCATATGGTGATGTAATGTATGAGGTAACGGAAGAAGAGTTTGGAATGAACTTCAAAAAAGGATAAGTTTAAAATTATGCAAATAAAACATTAAAAACACTAAAACGTTTGCAAGTTAGAGAAATATTATTTATCTTTGCAAGCGCAGAACAAAAAGGATAAATAGCGATTTAAGATATTGAATAAGATATTAGAGACACGAAACCCGATGGACTATACCGAAAGGCAGTCCGAGTCACTATTCCTTTGACTTTGCAATCGGTAGTTTCGTGTTTTTGTTTTTAAGAAAAGATGCAAGACGTAAGGTTAATATTCGAGATACTGGTTTCCGTGTTGCTTTGCGTTTGTCTCATATTGCTTGCTGTAAGTAGATATAGGCAAAAGAAAAAGCGTGAAGAACCGGAGCGAAAGGAAATGGACTTGATAGACTTCTTTTCTTTGGGAGGAGTTGCCTATTATTGGAACAAAGGTGGTAAGCAGCAGAAATGCTACACATACGAAGAATTTCTGAAAATCAAGGCTGACTACGTGGAGCTTTGGTTGAATCAGAATAGATATATTTTTAACTCTCAATTAGATTGCGATGATATATAGAGTATTTGTTTTGTTTCCGACAATAATTGTATCAGATGGTATTGTCGGTATAGCTTGGCTAGGAAAGGTCTTTAGCTGGCGATATGGAAAGAACAAGAAAAAGAGCAAGAATGTGTCCTTAATGATAGGATATAACACAGGATTGTCTCTTAAGTCGAAAATAGACGATAACGCTGCGGATGATTATTTAAGACGCATTGCCGAAGAAAACAGAATCTAAATTCAAGGGTTAGAAGCCCTTTTTACAACCATATTACTTGTGGTTATTTTTATACATCGGTTTTTATTAACGATTGTTTTTTATGGTAGATAAATGTATAAAAACGAGCACAAGTTCCCTTATAGATGGACTAAAAAAGATGCTAATTTCACAAAAGACAAAGGTAAGGTAATGTCTTGCTTCTGTTGCGGAGGTGGCAGTTCCTTTGGTTATAAGTTAGCTGGCTACGATGTTGTAGCCTGTAACGAGATAGACCCAAAGGTTATGAAGATGTACTTGAAGAATCACGATGTCAAGTATTCTTTCAATTGTGATATTCGTGAGCTGATTGCCAATATCAATATAGGGGGGGGCATATTATGAAAGAAGAGTTGCATAATCTGGATATATTGGATGCTAGTTTCCCATGTTCGGTATTCAGTATTGCAGGTGACCGCCAAAAGGCTTGGGGAAAGGAAAAAGTATTCCGAGAAGGTCAGAAAGCACAAAGGCTTGACGATTTGGCTTTTTACTCAATCGCCCTCGCTAAAGAACTACAACCAAAGGTAGTGGTTTTTGAGAATGTCCAAGGTTTGTTGCAAGGTGAAGCTATCGAGTACGTGAAAGAGATTTACAGTCAGATGGATAATGCCGGATATATCTTGCAGCATTGGTTGCTTAATGCACGTAATATGGGTGTTCCTCAGAATCGACCTAGGGTGTTCTTTCTAGGATTACGCAAAGACCTTTGCAAGCCGTTTATGGTTCAGAAGGATTTGTTCGAGCGAGTACCTAAGATAGATATGGACTTCAACGAGAAAGAAATTGTCTTGGATGAGTTTTCGGACTATAGTGGAAGACAGATTCCAAAAGGAGTGATGAAGTATTGGGAGCATAGAAACGAGAAAGACAATTCTATCGGTGATATTGTCAAACGGATGGATAATCGTCTTTCTATGTTCAATAATATGTTTCTTAAAAAGGATAAAGTATGCAATACTATATCAGCAATGGAAGATAGGCTTTTGTATTTTGATAATCCAAGTTATATTTCAGCGCATGATACGATTTTAGCATCAACATTCCCGATGGATTATGACTTTAATGGCATGAAGCCTTGGTTTGCTTGCGGAATGTGCGTTCCTCCGGTTATGATGGCGAATGTAGCTGCGAGAATCTGGGATTGTTGGTTGTCAAAGATTAAAAAGGAGGAATGCGCATGATAACAGCAAGTATGACTTCGGGTGAGATGCGTAGAGTACGAAACTTAGATGAAGCTAGAATCTATGAGTTTCAGATGCGAAAAGCTAATGAGCTTAAACGTGAAATGAGAAAGCAGAACGTAAGACAAATAACAAAGACCTTTGAGTTTGCTACACCGAATGCCGATTATTTTATCGTTGTAGGTGTAAAACATGGCGATGTATTTGCTTCCGGTGTGTTCATTTATCTGAAGGAAACTAACGAGTATATTCCTATGAGCAGAAATGAGGGGTATAGCGAGGATTGTTTTGCTATGAGCGTTCATTTTCTGAAGAGATATGCAGAAAGGTATTTGAAAAAGGATTTGCCGATAGCAAAGATATTACAAAAGATATATACATCGTTTACAGGTGCGGTTCAGCTTTATAGTGACGACAAGACAAAAAGGGTGGTGTTTGCTATTCCGGAAGGGCTTATACTCACAGAATACGAGCAAGAAAAGCGTATCATCCACTACAAAACCTTTGTAAGCATGGATATGCTAAAGAAGACACAGATGCAAAGTTACGAGAAGATTAGTGCATTTCTAATGGAATCTGTCAGCAAATAGCTATGGCAAGAGAAGCAGGAAATGACGAAAAGCTGGGCGTTGTGTACAGAAGGTTTTATGATGATATTGATTTACTAGACACTAAGGAGGCGCAAGCCATATATTCAGGTTTCTTTGAAAAAGGAGGTAACAATGAAAGATAAATGTATAACAAGGTTTCTTGGTGATATTAAGCCTATAAAGAATTACGAAAGGTATTATGTTAGCAAGCTGGGACATGTCTTTACTATTGGGAGAACGTCTCAATTAAAGGAAATCGCACCTTGCAAGACACCAAAAGGTTATTTGAAGGTATGGCTTTACAAAAACGGAAAGCGAAAGATGTTCTATGTTCATCGTTTGGTAGCGCAGGCATTCTTGGAGAATCCAGATGCATTACCAATGGTGAATCATAAGGATTTCGACAAGACGAATAATAACGTAGATAACTTGGAGTATTGTACCGCAAGATACAATGTGATTTATTCTGCTATAGCAAAGAAAACCTCTTCCGAATACTTGGGTGTTACTTGGAATAAGAGTGTAAGAAAATGGCAAGCTCAGTACCAGGTAGGTAAGAAGAAAACTTATATCGGATGCTTTGGTACGCAAGAAGAGGCTCACGAAGCTTATGTTAACGCTACAAAAGAGATTTGACATGCTTAAATTTGATAGAATATACAATTCCGACTGTATAGAAGGAATGAAACAAATAGAGACCAGGAAAGTAGATTTAATTGTTACTGACCCACCATATTGTATCTCCTATAAGACCGGATGGAGAGCAGACGACCATCGCTTTTCGAAGGAAATACTCAATGACGATAATGAGCAATTGATTATTGATTATATGAGCGAATGCTACCGGATTTTGAAGGATGATAGTGCTGCTTATATCTTCTGTAGTGCCAAAACATTGGACTTTTTTATGCAACAAGCGAGGAACGCAGGGTTTACCATTAAGAATGTGCTCATTTGGCGAAAGAACAACCATACGGCTGGAGATTTAGAGGCGCAATATGGGCAATGTTACGAGCCAATCCTGTACTTGAATAAAGGCAGACGAACCATAAACGGAAAGCGTTTGGAGGACGTATGGGACTTTGATAGAGTTCCATCTGATAAATTGGTACATCAGAATGAGAAACCAATTCCCTTGCTTATGCAATGCATCTTGAAATCATCGGACGAAGGAGATTTGGTATTTGATGGTTTTATGGGTTCAGCAAGTACTGCTCTGGCTTGTATGCGTACAAACAGGAATTTCCTTGGCTTTGAGTTAGACGGGGAATATTTCAAGGTAGCACAAAAAAGAATCAAAGAAGAAATGTTTAATCAAAAAGATATGTTTGGATATGCTGGAGATAGATAAGATTTATCAAGTTGATTGCCTGGATGGTATGAGCAAGATTGATGACAAGTCCGTCTCGCTTATACTCACAGACCCTCCATATGAAATTTCAAGGGATTCCAATTATGCAAAGTCCGCTCCTACTGGTAAAGATACCGATAGATTCCGCATATCTATCGACTTTGGAGACTGGGATAAACAGGAAGCATTTGATATAGGCTCTATGATAAAAGAATCCTACAGGTGCTTGAAAGATGGTGGATATATAGTTTGTTTCTATGATTTGTGGAAGATTGGGGTCGTAAAGGATGCGATGATTAAAGTTGGATTTAAACAAATTAGATTTATAGAATGGATAAAAACAAATCCTGTTCCAATAAATAGTAAGACAAACTATCTCACAAACGCAAGAGAGGTCGCTGTGTGTGGGGTGAAAGGTAAAAATCCTATCTTTAAAAGCGAATATGACAATGGAGTATATAGCTTTCCAATCTGTCGTGATAAGGGGAGATTTCATCCTACCCAGAAGCCTGTTAGTCTTTTCAGAAGCATTATAAACAAGCATTCCTGCAAAGGAGATATTGTACTAGATTGCTGTATAGGTAGTGGAACTACGGCTATTGCGTGTATTCAAGAAAATCGTAATTTTATTGGTTTTGAAACTAATAAAGAGTTTTACGACAAAGCAAACAAGAGAATAGAAAATGAATTAATGATAAAGCAAGACAGTTTATTTAGTAATGAAAGTTAGGGTGTGATATGATGGAGCTAAATAGAATTTATCAAGGTGATTGCCGAAAGCTTCTAAAGCAGTTAGATGATGAATGTATAGACCTAGTATGCTCTGATGTAGCTTATCCGGTACAAGCTAGAGGTGGGCGCAGTAACATGAGTGGATATTGGACGGATTCTCAAACTAGAAAAGGTAAGATATTCAAGAGTAACGACATAGATATTACGGAGTATATCAACGAACTATATCGAGTACTAAAGGATAAGACTCATTGCTATCTTATGTGTAACGACTATAATCTGATGCACTTTCTAGATGAGATAGGACGGAGTGAGTTTCACTTCACAAAGTGTTTAATATGGGATAAATGCACTAAGGTGTGTGGAACGTATTATATGAACCAAAAGGAGTATATCATTATGCTTCGTAAGGGAGGTGGAAAGCCAATTAATGAGTTTGGTACATCTGACATTCTGAGTGTTCCTATTCCAACCAACAAACGCAGGGATAAAGAAGGATTGATTAATCAGACCGAAAAACCAGTTAAGTTGATGGAGATACTAATCAGGAACTCAACAAATGTAGGTGATATTGTTCTAGACCCATTTATGGGAAGCGGCACAACAGCAAGGGCTTGCGTTAATCTTGAAAGAAAATATATAGGCTTCGAAATAGAGCAGCGGCAAGTAGATTTTGCCAATAATGAATTAAAGAATATGAGTAGGCAATTAAGTCTGTTTTAAAACAATGTATATGAGTATGGTTATTCAATGTAACCCTGTTGTAAGAAATGGGAATAAAGAGATAACGGATGCTCTGATTAAAGCCATTAATGATGAAGCCTCGAAGCGTGGGTTGGTACGTGATGAATTGGTTGAATATTGCAATCAATTGTTAAGGAAAGGTGAAATCAAGGCTTGTGTTGAGAATTTGTTTTATAATTTCAAACGTTATTTTTGGAGGTATTATTGATATGAGAAGAAGAAAGTTGAACAAGTCTCCAGTGCTAGGTCTCTGCGGATTTGTTGTCGGTTACGAGTGCAAGGAAAAGGGAATAAAGCTGATGGAGTGCGATAAGGCGCAAGCTGATGCAATCATAGTTCCTCATCACTTTTCACACAAGGTAACGAAGAATAGTTGCTTGAATCTTTTGGTATTGTACAAAGGCAAGATTAGGGGTGCTATGCAAATTGGGTATGGAATTCGACCGCATATCAAGACTGAAAAGGGCGAAGTGTTGGATTACCATCAAGTGAGGGAATTTGACCGAATGTGGTTGTCTGATGATATGCCAAAGTATAGCGAAACCATTTGCCTTTCTCTCTTGCACAAGTATATTAGGGCAACGCATAAGGAAATCAAGTATCTTATATCTTACGCCGATACGTCCATAGGTAACAAGGGAACTATATATAAAGCTGCAAACTATGAACATATTGATACCATTAAGGCTGATTTCTATGTATTACCAAGTGGTGAACGTGTGCATCCGGTAACTATGTGGCATCGGCACAAGACAAGAGTGTGGGAGGTTCTGACGGAACTATACCCAGGAATAAAAAAGGCAGAAGGGTTTCAACTTAAATTTCTGAAGAAGTTATGAAGAAAAGAAATAAATATATTCCTTGTCATTTGCATCCAGATCCTGAGCATTGGGCTAGAAAAGGTCAATCTTGGAAGGCGAAGGTGGCTTATGAAAGCGAGGATGATGCTTGGGAGTTTTTGAACCAGAATCCGAAGTTAAAGGCACTCGGTTGGCATCCTTACTTATGCAAGGTTTGCTCTAAGTGGCATATTGATAGGTAACATTAACGATTATGAAAAAAGAAGATAGACTTAAAATATATCGCAAATACGATGGGCATTGTGCTTATTGCGGTAAGAGTATAGAGTATAAGGATATGCAGGTTGACCATCTTGTTCCGAAGAATCGAGGTTGTTACTCTCGGTGGAGCGACAAGGAGGGAAGGTTTGTCGTTTTTCATGGCGATGACTGTATGGAGAACTATATGCCATCTTGCAGGTCTTGTAATCTTCGTAAGCGTGATATGAATTTGGAACAATTTCGCTCAGAGATTACTAGACAGGCTAAAGGATTGCTTAATGGTAAGGCTTCTTTCCAAGTAAAGATGTCGCTCGCTTATGGCTTAATAGAAGAGCACTTTGATAAACAAATTGAGTTCTATTTTGAGAAATTTAAATAGTTGAGGATATGAAGAAGAAAGGATATTACGAATACGACCCTGTTATCTATCCAAGAAGGTTATGTGTCGCTATTGGAATGAACCAAGAGGATGCCAACAAGTGTTTTGAAGGTAGAAATGGCGAGGTTTTGAGGGTTGATTTCTCTAATTATGACGCAGCAACCTACGATAACGTTAGAGAAAAGGCGAATAATAAGCTTTGTTCATTTGTTAATTTTGCAAGCAAGGATTCTATGAGGATGGGGACTTGTTGTCATGAAGCTTCTCACGTCTGCGATGCCATCGAGGATGCTATTGATATGAAGCACGGCGGCGAGCCTTCTGCCTACTTGATAGGTTGGATTGCATCTTGCATCAACAAGGCTCGTTTGGGTATTGGTGATTTCGTTGAAATTAAAGATAAGGAAGAAAAGTAGCCCAAAGACAAAATACCTTTGAGTGCTTTACCCCATCACTATATATAATAATGTAGTGGTGGGGATTTCTGTGTTAACGTCAGCAAATTACCCACCTGTATTATTATAGTATGTTAAATACTAAAAGAAACACATTAAATAACTTGCATATTTCGAATATTCTTTGTATCTTTGCATCGTAATTAAGAAACAAGATTACTATTTAAAAAGGTGAGGCACACCTTAAAAACTGTAATAAGAAAATGAAAAAGTTTTTTAAAAACTTATCTGAAAAGATTAATGATGCGGCTTTCGAGGCGCAGCTTGATGATTTCGCTTGCGAGTTTGATGCTATTGACAAACCTGCCGAAATCGTGGTGTCTGTTAAGAGTCGAAAGGTTATCCATTCAAATGGAAATGTTTCCTTTTATCCATATTACAATGTAGATAAGATAAATGTCTATGATGAAGACGGAGAAGACGTTTCTTCAAAATATCCTTTGTTCTGCCAAAGAGTTAAGGATTGCGTGCCTTCTTACAAGGATATTGAGAATAGTATAGAAGAGGCAAATATGAGCGATACCGAGCTTTATTTCGGCTCAGAGGCTAATTATTTGCGTTATAAGTATGGTAACTAAATTGTTTGGATATGGAGTACGAAAATAAGTTTGTAGGTCTTTCATCTGTAACGAGTAACGACCTTAAAATATTAAGGTACGAACTAGAGTATGGATGGAAATTGGCTCTTATGCCAAATGATGTGTGGTACAACTAATTACATTTAAAATTTCAAATTATGACAGAAAAGATTAATATAGCAGAAATCCTAAAGGATAACCCAAAGGGTACTAAATTATACTCTTCTATCTTTGGTAAAGTAACTTATGTTGCTATTTGTTTAGAAAATATCAAGGTGCAATGTCCTGAACTATATGAGAGATGTGAGCGCTATTTCTATAATGATGGAAGATTTCATAGCGTAGGAGAACCAGTGTTATTCCCATCAAAGGAAATGCGTGATTGGTCTAAGTTCGCATGGAAGAAAGGAGACATTTTAGTTAACAAAGATGCAAATGTACATATTATCTTCGATGGGTTTGAAGATGATACCTACAAAAATTTCCGTGGTCAGTATTACCTATGGGAAGAAGAGGGTAGTATAGTGAGCTTTGAAGAGGATGAAAACTACATGCAAACATCTGATTTCAACAAAGCAAATAAAGAAGACGCTCAGGAATATATCCACAAAATAGAGAAACAACTAGGTGGCAAGTTGAACATGGAGACCTTGGAAATTGAAAAACCTCAGCCTGAGTTCAAGGATGGGGATATTGTGTTTATGAAAGGAATTAAACTTTTTGCAAATTGTATTTTCATCTTAAAAGGTGAATATAAAGATGGAGACGAAAGAGCCTTTTACTATGCTTTCTATAATGCTGACGATAAATTTGCTGTAGCTGAATATGGTAATACAAAAGTTCATTATAGCCTCCGCTCAGCAACAGACTCCGAGAAGCAGCAACTCTTTGATGCTCTCGCAAAGAAAGGCAAGACTTGGGATGCTGAGAAGAAACAGATTGTGGATTTGAAGCCAAAGGTTGAGCTAAAACCATTTGATAAGGTGCTTTGTCGAAATTCTAAGGATGATACTTGGGAAGCTGATTTCTTTGCTCGTCTTACACGAAAAGAAATTGATTACACGCAGAGTGGTAAGTATTTATGTGTAGGAGATTTATGGATGTATTGTATCCCTTACAACGAAGAGACAGCACATCTACTAGGAACGACTGATGATTGGAAAGGAGGTGAAGGATGAAAGGATTATGTAGTTACTGCTCCAGATATTTTTTTTGTAGCAAAAGACCCAAACAAAATGAGGAGGATGTAATACTTTGTTCAAGCTTTACACAGAATAATGACAACGAAGAAACCATTTGGGAGCAGAGAAGATATGAGATAGCAAAAGATGTTGCAGCAGGTCTTGTGCAACGTCCTAACTCTACGTATGACAGTATTGTTAATTCTGCCATCAAAATCGCAGATAAATTAATAGAACGTTTAAAGGAGAAGTAAGTTATGATAGACGATAAGAAAATAGAAGAAGCTGCACAAGGAGCAGCAGACTTGTATGAGCAAGACTTGCCTATAATGTCTTATAATGAAGACACAGAGGTTGACGGTCAGCATCACTTCTGCCAAGAATTTGGCGCTGAGTTGTTTAAAGATGGTGCAAACTGGGCAATCAATGAGTTCTTGAAGGACTTGTGGCATCCTGCTAGCGAAGAGCCAAGAAAGGGAGCAAAATTTTTATATCAAAATCATTATAATAGTAGATTTTATTACTATATAGACAAAATAGATGATATACTGGAAACTTATCCTAATTGGAGTAGCTACGTTAAGCATGTACGTGTTATTCAGTGGCTCTATATTGAAGATTTGTTCCCAAAGGAAGGAGGTGAGCAATGAATGGACTATTGTCAATGATTGGAGTAGTAACTAGAATAGATTATCAAATGGATGATTTTCCTTTTGGTTCTCCAAGTCTTAAACTTAGTACGCCGAAAGGCAACATTCTTTCTGACAAGCAGAAGTGTCAGCCAAAGGCGCAACATGAGTTCACTATCAAAGGTGTTAAGATTATGGCAGCTTCTAAGAAAGATGCTATCAAAAAGTATAATCATCGTAAAAAGTAAAGTGTATGGAACAAGAATATATTAAAGGTGATATTGTTGTGTATGATAACGGAATACATACAATTATGGATGCACTTGGGTTAAATAATTATGAGCTATCGTATATAAGCCATCCAGTACACCAACTAGAATTATCAGGAGTTCCTATTACTCCAGAGATTCTAGAAAAGAATGGGTGGGTGAAAGAAGTGATGAGTAGAGGAGTAAAGAATAGGCATTGGGTATATACAAAGCCCGATATTGAAGAATATGGATATTTTCCTATCTACATAGAAAAAGGTATCGGTGACGAGTTTGATGTATATCCGTTTACTGACAACAATGTATGTACACAAATTGCATACATTAAGTATGTTCATGAACTCCAGCACCTTCTCTTCGGTCTTGGTATTAATCACGAAATGGAGGTGTAGGTATGGACAAAAATATTGTATTATCAGACGAGGAGCTGGAATTACTCATAACAGGCTTACATTGTATTGATGAACGTGACTATAACGTTTATCGTAGAACATGTACACCTTGGAGTGAAGCCAAAGAGATGAAAGAAACTTTAAGAGTGAAGCTGATAAGAACGCAACTTAATGTTTAACCGCCTTCGGGCATAAAAGATATTAGTATGAAAATAAGTGATTTGGTTAAAAGTTTAGAGAAAATAAAGGCAAAACACGGAGACTTGCCTATTGCTTTTGAGGTAAGTGATGATGATTGTTGTCCTATAGACAAAATACACGTCACAAAGATATATGACGATGATAGTACAATTTCAGAAGCTGGTTTCTGTGAGGTAAGAAACTTAAGTGATGGAGAGAAGTATTTAAACATTAGCGATATGTTAGGTGGTTAACGCCTTCACACATAAATAAATAGTAATATGAATACAGAAAAATTAGAAAGAGCAAATATCTTAAACAAGAGTTTAATTCCTAAAGTAGATGAACTCTTAAATATGTCTCCAAAATCAAACAGGAGCAAATTTGTTGATGCTATTTGGGGACTATCACAGCATGATATGGATTTTGAAACTAAATTCAAGCAGCTTCTTAATGAAACAAAACAGAAATTGCAAAAAGAGTTTGATGAGCTTTAGTAACTAACCATCCCTCATGGGATATAAATATAAGTAATATGGGAAATAGAATGTTTTTAATAAAAACTGAATATGATGAGAAAGCTCTTAGTGAAGCTATTGAGAGTGAGGTTAGAGAATTAGGAGAATCTCCTCTTTATGGTTGTTATGTTTCTGTAAAGGAGGTCGAAGATTAACTAACCACCCTCTCCTGCAACAGGGAGAGGGTAAAAAGAAGAGAATATGTTAAAAAGGAGTGAATTTAAAAGAGGAGAATTTCTTGTAACAAGTGATGGAAATATATTTATCCATGATGGTTATATAAATGGTGATGGATATGGATGTTTGATTGGTATGGATTCCAACGGCGATATTCAAAAGCAAAGTGATTGGGGAAACTTTATGCGCTATCCAATAGACCATATAGCATCAGATAAAGAAATAGACATCCTTATGCGAAAAATAATGGATGCAAAGCATATTACAAATTACTAATTATCATCCTCTCCTTGGTAACAGGGAGAGGGTAAAAAGAAAGAAGAATATGGACTTAGTAATTACAATATTAGGTTGGATTGCATTAGGTGTTATATCTGCTTATCTGTTAGCAATAGTAGGAAAAATAATCTTTGATGCTGCAACCGCTGATTATAAGTTATACAAGCATGTGAGATTGTGTCGCAAGAGATTGCTAAGACAGCGATATGAAGATTATGCTTGGCTGTTACTCCAGTTAGAGAAAGATACGGAAGTTTTCAATCTTACTCATAATACAAGAGATTGGACTTTTGAAGATTGGAGAGAATTTTATCTTAAAAAAGCAAAGGAGGATAAGTAATGAGCAAAGTTAAGAAATTATTAAGTCAAGCATGCAATCTGCTTGACGAGTACGATAAAGGTGGTGCTACTAAGCATAACCTTCTTTGGAAGGCTATGGGTAATATCGAGGATGTACTTAAAGAGTTGGAGGATAGTTATGGCATTTCTTTGTTGTAATCCAGATGGAAAAGAGTTCGTCTTTGCTCAAAAGCCTTATCGTGAAGACATTGGCGATGGTAAGCCTTATTGGGAAATGGACGCAGTTGACTATTGGTGTGAACTGCCAAAAGGACGAATAAAGCAATTAATAGGTCACTCTCTTACATGGAAGGATGAACCTGTTGAAAAGAATATTAAAGGTTTGAAGATATGGATATAAAAAATATCAAGTTCAAGGCTAAACGTCTTGATGGTAAAGGATGGATAGAAGGTACTCCTATCTGCATAAATGGAAAGCCTTATGGTATAATGATTGGAGAAAAGGAAAGTCCAGACATTGACCCCTCTACCATCTGTCAGTTCACAGGACTGAAAGACAAGAATGGTAAAGAAATCTTTGAAAATGACCTGTTGTACGATGAAGATAGCGGTATAGTGTCAGCGATAAAGTGGAAAAGACATATTTGTGGTTATGTATATGAAAAGGCTGGTATGTTTGCAACTGTGCATGTTTTTTCTGAACACACATGTTTTTTGAAGATTGTTGGCAACAAGTTCGACAGAAAGGAAGGTGAAGAATGAAGAAAATATTATTTTATTCAGTACTTGTATTGGCTGTGATTTTCTCAATCCCTTATGTAGCTTTGTGTATTATAGCTTGCCTATATATTAAAATAACAGGATTTGTTATTATTCCACTAAGCTCGTATGTTGGTAGAGCTGCACCTCTGCCAAAATGGTTTATGCGTTTTTCCGATTGGTTAGAATACTTAACAGGTAAAAGCTTATGAAGATTAGACTAGCAAAGAAGATAATGAAGTACAAGTCTATAGTTGATGAGTACAATAATGGCGATGGCTCAGTGTGCGATGGTATGAAAGAATCATATTGGTTAAAGCGAATGTTCGACCATATCAATGGAGTGTATGATGAAACATTTGACACTCCTGCTCATATCCCTTTCAAAGACCACCGTATCGCCAAGGCGATAAGTTTAACAAGTAAAAAGAAATGAGATATGAATGAGTTTACAAAGGTCTTTGCAAAGACAATAGAAGATGAAGCTATCAAGCAGATAGAAGTTCTATCCAATAGCGATGCTTACTCTGGTTGTGAAATAAGAATAATGCCAGATTGTCACGCAGGTAAAGGCTGTACTATTGGCACGGTGATAGAGCTGGACAAAAGAGTAGTTCCTAACACCGTAGGAGTAGATATAGGTTGCGGAATGAAAGTCGTTAGACTTGGTAAAGTTAATATTAATCTACAGAAATTTGACGAAGCAGTCAATACGTTGATTCCATCTGGTTTCAATATCAACGAAGAAGCTTCTGCATACATACATGGATTAGTTGACGGCAATATGTTTGGTAAATTTCGTTCTTGGGATAGTATTAATGGGATGGATATAGTATATCGTTCTGTTGGTTCTCTTGGCGGTGGCAATCACTTTATTGAGTTAGATGCAAATGAAGAAGGAGAGAAGTTTCTTGTGATACATACAGGA